TCAGCCATCGATCGTTCTCCTGACAAACGGGCCCGGCCCGTAGACATCCGACAATTGCGCCACCTCGATGGTGAACGCGCCTTCCGCACGCGCAGAGTCCCAGGCCTGCTGCGGAATCTCGTGCTGCGGCTCGGCCACCGTCCGCTCGTAAAGCCGCGTCGCCCCGCGCATCAGCCGCACGACATAGCGCTCGGCGGCCTCGCCCAGCGGCACGTCCCAGCCCTCCCATCCGTCGCCGCCGACGCGGGTCCGCCGCGTCCAGCCGACCTGCCGGCCGGCCACGCTCAGATGACAGGGCGACAGCGGCCGCAGGCCCGCACCGGCAAAGGCATGGGTCCGCTCGCGATAGCTGGGGTCGTCGGGCGCGCGGCTGGCGGGGCCGATGCGCCAATGGCGCACCATGCCGCGCGCATCGGGCGGCAGGTCGGCCTGTCGCGGCGCACCGTCGATCATCACCACGATGCTGCCGGCTGGCCAGACCTCGGGCATCAGGGCATCCGTCCCCGCCTGCCCGCGCAGCCGCATCCCGATCTCCCACAGCCCCGGCGCGACCAGCTCGGCGCGGGCGAACTGGAACAGCTCCCAACGGTCGGGGGTGCCGTCGCCGATCGCCATCACGTTCGCCCCGGCCAGCAGCGCGGCGTCTGTCGCTGCGCGCAGTTGACCGCCCTTGAGCCGCACGCGCAGCGCCGGCCCCCGATCCCATACTCCTGCGCGCGCGGCCGCCAGCGGGCTGACGGTCACGCCCATGATGGCGCGGCGCGGCAGGGTCAGGTTCAGCGCGAACCCGCCTTGCTGCTCGGCCGAGGACCAGACCTGCACCGATCCCGGCCAGGGCGTCGCCGTGACCGCCAGGTGCGGCGCGTGCGCCACCTCGTTGCCGCGCATCAGCGGCAGGTCCAGGAACACCGGCCAGACTGGCACCGGCGGCTGGAACGCCCTGATCGCGGGCGCCTCGCCCTCGACGGGCGCGGGGCGGTACAGCCCCGGCTCGACCCGCACCGCGTCCACGGTGATCGCGCCCGCACGCTCGACCCGGTCGATGCGCCAGCGCTGGCCCGGGCCGCCACCCTCGGCCAAGCGCACCACATCCCCCGGCCGCAGCCCCCCCCGGGACGGCGGCAGCGCCAGCCGGGCGCTGTCGCGGGCCACGCCCGCCTCGGCCAGCCAGCGGGCCGCGATGGCATGGCCCTCGGCGCGCGTCAGGCTCATCGGCAGGTCACTGTCCGACACGGTCGCGGCCGAGGCGTCGGGCAGCATGGTCTCGGCCGTTCGCACGGTGTAATCCGCCCCCGCCTCGACGTGGCTGACCCGCACCCGGCCCACCAGCTCGGGATCGGGGGCGCGGCTGATCTCAAGCCCCCGCAGGTCGTCGGTCAACGCCAGGTCGGCCGGTCCCAGCTCGGCGGTAACCCGGCCGGCCCGCATGACAAAGGCCAACACGCCATCGCGCTCGACCGCATCGAAGCCGTGGGCCAGCATCAAGGGCTGCAACGCCGCGCGTCCGGTTTCTCCGCCGCCCAGCGCATATCCCCGGACGACGCCCGACAGGCCCGCGACGTCAAAGGCCGCGACCCCCGCCGCGCGGCAGATCTCGGCCACGACATCGGCCAGCGGCACCGCGCCTGCGCGGCCGTTCAGCCAGTGGCCGCGTTCCCAGGCCGGGCCGTCCGACCACAGGTCGCCTCGGCTGGGGAATGCCGGAAACGGCCGCGCGTCCCAGCACCACACATGCGCCCGGTCCAGATCGACCATCCGCCCGCCCGCAGGCGTGGCCGGGTTGTTGTCGGGGTCGGCCCAGTATCCCGTCACCGCGGCGACATAGGCGGCCTGCAATGCGTCGTCGCGCCGCCCGCTGGAATACCACGGCAGCATCGACTCGCTGCTCATCGCATCCAGGAACTTGTTGGGCTGGTTCGTGGCCTTGTCCAGGGCCGCGCAGCCGTATTCCGTGAACCAGATCGGCTTCGACCGCGGCAGCCAGGGGGTCGGCGCGGCGGCCCGCACGCCGTCGGCCCCGCGTTCGTGGTGTGGACGGGACCACCAGTTGCGGATGTCCTTGTAGCGCCAGACCCACGGCTCGCCCCAGTGGTCCTCGATGGGCGTGCGGCGCTGCGCCTCGCGGTGCGCGTCGTTCTGGTAATACCAGTCGTACCCCTCGCCGCCGCAGACGTTGGCGCGCAGATACGCCGGATTGTCGATCCGGCCCCATCCGGCGTCCGCGTGATCCTCGCCGTCCCGCCAGTCCGACAGCGGCATGTAGTTGTCGATGCCGACGAAATCGATGGCCTCGTCGGCCCACAGCGGGTCCAGGTGATAGCGCAGCTCGCCCCCGCCGGGATGATGGCCGAAGTATTCGGACCAGTCCGCGGCATAGCTCAGCTTGACCGCCGACCCCAGGATCGCGCGCACGTCGCCTGCCAGCGCGCGCAAGGCCTGAACGGCGGGATAGCGGCCGGCGCCGTCCCGGATCTGGGTCAGCCCGATCATCTCGGACCCGATCAGGAAGCTGTCGATGCCCCCCGCCAGCGCGCACAGATGCGCGTAATGCAGGATGAACCGGCGGTATGACCACTCATCAGGTCCCTCATACGTCACGCGCCCGTCGCGGATGCGGAAATCCGTCGCCGCGGCCTGCCCGAAAAAGGCGGCGACCTCGGCCGCGGCGGCGGGGGTGCCGTCCGGGCTGCCCGCGCGCCCTGCGGCGACGGATGTGGTGATCCGCCCGCGCCACGGCATCACCGGCTGGTGGGCAGACCCGGTCCAGGGGTCGGCCCGGCCGTTGCCCTCGGTCTGCTCCATCAGGATAAAGGGATAGAACACCGCGCGCCGCCCGGATGCCGCGATGGCGCGCAGCGCCTCGATGACCGACTGGTCGGTGGGCGTCCCGCCATAGATCGGCCTGCCGTCGCGACGCGCGACCTCGACGGCATCGTCCCGGTCGATGCCGCCGGCGCGCCACGCCATCTCGTCGCCCTCGGCGTCGCGCTGCTCGACCTTGGGGCGCAGCGTGCAGTGCCCGGCCCGCAGGTCATCGCCGAACCAGGACACCACCAGCGACACCGACCCCACGCGCGGCAGTTCTCGCCCCAGCGTCTCCAGCGAGACCTGGAAATCCGTGCCCCCCATCGGCGTGTTGCGGTTGACGATCCGCGTCTCGCCCAGGTCCAGATCCTGCGACACCTGCGTGGTCGCCAACGTGTACTCGCCCGTGCCCGGGATCATCGCCACTGCCCGGACCTGCCGCGACAGGCCTGCACCGCCTGCCGCCGCACGCGTCACCTCAAAGCTCAGCTGCGGCACGCGGTTGCCCCAACGCTCCAGAGCCAGCTCCTCCAGCACGACATAGGCGACGCCGCGATAGGCCGGCGCGGCCTCGCCCTCGTGCGCGGCAATGCAGGGGTCGGGCAGCTGAGTCTCGTCGCCGCGATAGACCCGCAGGTTCAGGTCGCCCGCCGCGACCTCCTCGCCATCCGCCCAGACGCGCCCCACCCCAAGGATCGGCCCCTCGCACAAGGCCAGCGCCAGGCTGAGGCGGTACGAGATCTCCCTGACCGTCGGCCCCGAGCCCTTGCCCCCGGACTGGGTCGAGCTGATTTCCTCGACGGGCGAGGCCCAGATGACGTGCCCCGGAACGCGCATCTGCCCCCAAAGCCGGGCGATCGGGGCGCCCTCGCCCGCCGTCTGCAGGCGCAGCCGGTCGATGCGGCCCGTCTCGACGGGACGCGAGCCGCCGCCCAGCAGACGCTGATCAATCGCGCGGCCGACCGTGGCGCCCACGGCGCGGCCGATCACGGCGCCGGTCAGGCCCATGACGGTTCCCCCGAAGCCTGCGCCGATCGACGCGCCTGCCGCCGCCAGCAGAATGGTGGCCATCGCCCTCTCTCCCTTGATTGCTCGTCCGGCCGGATTCGGCCTGCCTGTCGCGCGCTGCCGCGGTCTCAGTCCTGGCGTGTCGCCCCGCCCTGCCCCTGATCGGGCCACGCAAAGCGCGCCACGATCCGCGCCCGCCATGGCGCGGACAGCGGGCTTTCCACGACGCCATGCCGGTCATAGGCATGAACAAAGCTCGCCGCCTCGTTCAGCCCGGCGCGGATGCCAAGATGCTTGGCCACGGCGCCCGGGCGCATGCGGAACAGCAGCACCTCGCCCGCCGCCTCGGGCGCCTCTGCGGGCACCGGCCGCAGGGTGCGCAGCGCCGCCGACCACAGCAGCTCGGTCCCGCCCGTCTCGCCCCAGTCGGGGGTATAGGCGGGCACCGCCTCGGGCTCGTGCCCGTAGATCATGCGCCAGACCCCGCGCACCAGCCCCAGGCAGTCGGTCCCCGCCCCGCGGGCCGAGCCCTGGTGCACATAGGGTGTCCCGATCCAGGCGCGCGCCGCCTCGACGGCCCGCACGCTCACTGCCGGCCCCCCGTCGCCTGCGGCGCGACCATCCAGTCCTCGGGCGGCAGATGCGGAAAGCCCCGAAAGTTGAGGTGGTTGAGGAACTTCAGCCGGCAGGTCCGGGCGCGCTTGTCGCAGCCCGCCTCCAGCCGGACCCGGTCGCCCACACCGGGCGAACGCCCCGGCGCGGCCCACAGCTCGACCAGGCGGGCGCCGTCGGGGCGGGGACGGTCAATCTTGATGGCCGCGCCCAGACCAGCGCCCGCGCCGTCCAGCAGCGTCAGGCGGCCGTGCGCGAACCAGTCGGTGTCGTGACCCGCGACGCCCCGCAGCACCAGCCGTGCGCCATCCTCCTCGACCTCCGCGACCTCGCCCTCGGCGTGATAGCCCTCGCGGCCGGTGTCGAACCGGCACAGCGCATCGCCCAGACGGGCCGAACAGCGCGCATGGAACACCCGCCCCTGCGGGACGTTCAGCGCCTCGGCAAGGCCGCGCAACTCGGCGCGGAACGCGCCGTTGCCGCGCGCGACCTCGCCCAGGTGGCCGCGGAACACCAGCCGGCGCCGGGTGGGCGACCGCCAGTCCACCTCCCACAGCCGCACCTCGGCCCCGTCCCAGCGGCCCGCCATCAGGTCGGTTTCGGTGATGGCGTCGTCCGACAGGACGCCCTGTGCCTCGGTGTTGTCCACAGACAGGCCCAGCCCCTGCACAACCGCCCGCGCCGTCAGCCCGGCGTCGGGGCGAAAGCTCACCCCCTCGAAAGCCAGGGTGGCATCGTGGTCGGTGAACCCCAGCACCATCCCGTCGCGACGGGCAATCGCCCAGGCGCGCGCGGTGGTCGTCGTGCGGTCGGCGCTCACAGCCGCACCTCGACGACCGGGACCTGCGGCACGTCGCCCGCCTGAAAGGACGAGACGGACACCGCGATCCGGTCCGTGTCGAACCGCACCGGCACGTCGAACTCGAACCCCGCCGTCACCGGCGCGTCCGTGACGGGGGCATCCGCGAAGGTGACGATTCCCGTCGAAAGGTCCACGTCGAAGTCGATCGTCTCGATCTTCACGACGCCGCCAAGGGCCACCCTGACGGTGCCCTCCACCGGCTTGACGATCGGCCGGCGGTAGCTTGCCGGACCCGAGGCATAGAGCTTGGACAGGGGAAAGCTGACCCTCTGCCCGTCGCCGCGCCCGATCACCTGATCCGCGGCCGAAACGGCCCGGCTGGGCACGCAGGACTTGTGGTCCGCCCAGTCCTTCCAGCGAAAGGCGTGCAGCTGGCCCCCTCGGGCCTCGAAGAACGCGATCACCGTCGCCACATCGTCCAGCGACCGCAGCCCGACCCCCGCGTCATAGCGGCGGCGCGAATGGGCCCAGGCGCTGTTGCGCTCCTCGAACCCGTTGGTCAGGGTGACGATCTCGGTGCGCCGCTCGGGGCCACCGACCGATCCGCGCGACAGGGTCGCCGGAAAGCGGATGTCGTGAAATGCCATCATGCGTTCCTTTCGCCGCGTGCCAGCGCCCGGCCAAGCGTGGCGGCGATCTGGCTCTGGCTGCGCTGGAACCCCGCCACGTCGGGCGAGGTCACGTTGAAGGTGACGTTGACCGCGCGACCGCCCGCGCCGGCCGCGGCGACGCCCAGCCGCCCGTCGGCGCCCCGGCGCAACGGCATGATCGCCTCGGGTCCGGCCTCGCCCATCAGGCCGGTCGCCCCGCGCATGGGAAAATGCGTGGGCTGGCTGACCACGCCGCCCCGCGCAAAGGGCACCACCCGCCCCTGGCTGAAGGCCGCGCCGTCCGCAAAGGGCAGGGCGCCCGCGACCATGCCGCTGACCCCCTGCGCCAGGGCGCCGGCCACGGCCTGGTGGACCGGCTTCATGGCGGCCGCGAACACCGTGTCCGCCATGCTCGACGCGATCCCCTTCAGCGCGTCCGACAGCCGCACCCCGTCGAAGACGACGCCCTCGAAGGCGCGGCGCAGCCCGCCGCTGAACCCCGAGGTCAGCGTCGTCACCTCGCGGCCTGTCTGGCTCATCGCCTGGGACAGCCGCGCAAGCTCTGCCTGAAAGCTGGCGGTCACCTGGCCGGTCTGGTCCAGCCGCTCGCCCAGACGATCGACCCCGTCCCGATTGCCTGAAAATCCGTCCGACATCCGTTTTCTCCCTGCAACGACAAGGGGGGCCGCCCGGCCCCCCACCTGCGATTGGCGCTCAGGCGTCCGGGAACCGCGCCATCAGCGCATCAAGCCGCGCGCGGCTCATGGCCCCGCCGGCGTGCGCGCCGGTGTCGATGCCCAGCATCAGGGCCAGCTCGGCCGGGGTCAGGTCCCAGAACTCGGCCGGCTTCAGCCCCCGCCCGACGATCCCGGCCCGCATCAGCCCGCCCCAGTCCAGCCCGGGGCGCGGCGCGTTCGGGGCGCTCATCCGGCGGGCAGGGCCGGGCCGCGGAACGCCAGTGCCAGCAACTCGGCCGCCAGACGCGCGGCCTCGACCGGGCCGCCGCCGATCTCGACCGTCATCAGGTCGTCCGCCGTGCCCTGCCAGCCGCCGGCGCGCAGCCCCGCGACCAGCACCGCGATCACGTCGCGGCTGGCGAACCGGCCGCTTTCGAACCGCTCGATCACGCCCACCAGGCTGTCGGCGCCCAAGGTCGCCTCCAGCGCGGCCAGCGCGCCCAGCGTCAGCCGGGCCACGCGCCGCTCGCCCCCCAGCCAGACGGCGACCTCTCCGCGATGCGGGTTGGCCATCACGCCGGCTCAAAGCTCAGCGCGCCGGCCGAGGCCAGCGCCAGCTCGTAGGTCGCCTCGCCGTTGTAGCTGCCGGCGTATTCCAGCCCGGTGATCTGGAACGGCCCCTCGACGGTGCCGAAATCCGGGATCACGACCTGGAACCGCGGCACCTCGCCGTCGAAGAACACCTGCCGCACGCGCCCGTCGCTGGCCTCGTCGCGAAACACGCCCGACCCGGAAATCGAGGCCGTGCGGACCCCCGCCCCGGCCAGCAGCTCGCGCCAGCCGCCCTCGCTGCCCAGGCTGGTCACGTCCACCGCCTCGGCGTTGAATCCAAGCCGCGTGGCCCGCAGGCCCGCGATGGTCTCGAACATGCCGTCGCCGGTCATGTCCATCTTGATCAGCAGGTCGCGCCCGTTCTGCACCGCCATCGTTCAACCCTTTCTCATGCCACGTTCAGGCCCAGGTCGATGCGCGCGCGGAACACCATGTCCACGCGGCGACCCGTGCCGCCCTCGGTGCGCCGCGCCCGTGCGCTGACGAACCACAGCCCGGCCAGATGGCCCTGCTCCAGCACCACCGCGCCGTTTTCCAGCGCGCCGGCGACTGCCCCGGCCGCGGCCTTGACGACCGCAAAGCCACCGCCGCCTTCGTCGGCCCCCGACAGCACCGACACGACGAAATCATGCCGCGTTCCCCGGCCGGTCATGTCGCCCGCGTCCACCACGTCCTCGGCCCCCAGCGCGACATAGGGGCCGCTGGGGGCCGTCACCGGCATCGCGTCGAACACCGCGTCGCCGACCAGCGCGACCAGCGTCGGATCGGTCCGCAGCGCCAGATAGACCGCCGTCTGCAACGCGGCCCCCGCCTCATAGCTCATGCCAGCCCCTCCTCTTTCGCCATGCAGGTCAGCCACAGGCCGCGGGCGTCCGCCTCGGCCACGGCCTCGATGCGGAACACACGATTGCCCATCCGCAGCCGCTGGTCCGGCCGGGGCCGGCGCGGGTCGCCGTCGCGCGCGGCGCGCAGGGTGATGCGCCAGGACACCACGCTCTGCGCGCCGATCTCTCCGGGCCGCTCGGACCCGGCGCCGCCGCGCATCTGCCCATGCACGATCCCCAGCGGCCGCCAGTCCAGCCGGTATCCGCCCATGCCGTCGTCCACCCGCTCGGCGCGTTCCAGCAGCAAGGGCACGGTCAGCCGCGGCGCGCTCATGCCCAGCCGCCCCGGCTGGCGCGGCCGCCACCAAGGGTGCGCACCGCCCGCCATTTCTCGATCAGCGCGTTCACCCCGTGGGGCAGCGCCAGCGTCGTGCCGTCAAAGCCCCGGTCCTCGTAATAGCGCGCAGCCAGCATCATCACCGCCTGTGCCAGGTCCGCCGGCACCAGCGCCCACGAGGTCCCGAACCCCGCGCTGAACCGCACCGTCACGAAGCCGTGCATCGGCACCGCGGGCAGGCTCGGGCCCAGGGGCGCCAGGATCGGGCGCTGGTTGTCGCGCACCAGCCGATAGGCGGCAGGCGGCACCACGACGATCCGGCCCGCTCCGTCCTCGATCTCGACCGACTCGACCGCCAGTGCGGGGGCCAGCGGCAACGGCTGGCCGGCCGGATCGCGCCAGTCCTCCAGCCGCAGCCGGAACACCCGCGTCAGCAGCACCTTGCCGGTGCGCGCCTCCACGGTGGCGATGGCGGCGCGCAGGAACCCCGCCAGCGCGGCGTCCTCGGTCGCGTCCTCGATCAGGTCGAACCCCGACCCCAGGCGCAAATGGGTCCGCAGCGCGGCAACGGGCAGGGCGCCCTGTGCCGGCGCCGTTTCCTCGACTAGCAACATCCTGAAACCTCCCCGATCATCCGCGCCGCGCGGTCGTCCTGCACGGCGCACCACGCCGCGGGCGGGGTCGCGCCCCGCCCGCAGTCCGCTTGTGTTCCATCGGTCGCACGGGTCGCCCGGACCCGGGGGCCGCGCCAGCGCCACGCCGTCCGCCCGCGCGGACAGTGGCTGTGCTGGCCGGCATGCCGCCCACGCGGCCCCCTTCGCCCCGGCCGCCCGCCCCAGGATCGGGTCAGACGCCGAAGTTCAGCAGCTTGACCGCGCGGGGGTCCACCACGCCGCCGCCGATCCGCTTGCTGGCATAGAACAGCACATGCGGCTTGGCCGAGAACGGGTCGCGCAGGATGCGCAGGTCGGGGCGTTCGGCGATGGTGTAGGCCTGGCGGAAATCGCCGAAGGCGATGGACTTCGACAGGTTGGCCGGGTTCGGCATGTCCTCGCAGATCAGCACCGGATAGCCCAGCAGCCGTGCCGGTTCGCCGGCCGCCAGCGAATCCGCCCACAGATAGCGGCCATCGCCGTCGCGCAGCTTGCGCACCATGCCCGCCACGCGGCTGTTCATCAGGAACGTCGCGTTCGCGCGATAGGGCGCGCCCAGCGCATAGACCAGGTCGATCAGCGCGTTGGCGGGGGCCGCGGCCGCGAAGTCGCCCGCCACGCCCGTCGAGACATGGCCGATCTGCGCCTCGGTCGCGGTCGCGACAGGCGCCATGGGATGGCTCAGCAGGCCGCGCGGCTTGTCGACGCCGTTTCCGGTGATGAAGGCCGCCGCCTCGGCGCGCGCGAACTTCTCGGCGATGCGTTCGGCCAGCCACGTCTCCAGGTCGAACGAGGCGTCGTCCAGCAGGCGCTGCGTGGCCTTGGGCATCGCCGCCAGCTCGTGCAGCGTGATCGTGACCTTCTCGATCTGCGGGGTGTCGGTCTCGGTCGTGGCGGCGACCTCGGTGGCCCAGCCGCTGCCGATGTCGCTCTTGTCCATCAGCAGGTCATAGGTGGCGCTTTCCACCTGCACGACATTGGCCAGCGACCGCAGCGAGCCGGTGCCGCGCAGGACGGCCTGCACGCCCTGAGAGATCGTGGGCGCGGCCAGGTAGGCCCCGTCGGTGGTCGAGGCCATGGCCTTCTCCTCCAGCGCCAGCGCGCGCAGGGCGCTGTCGTCGCCGCGCCGCAGATAGGCGGCAAAGGCCTTCTGGTGGGGCACCTCGGTCTCGGCGGCCACGGCCAGGGGCGAGCGGGCGCGGAAGGCGGTCTTGCGGTCCAGCATGGTCATGCGTTTGTCCTGTGCTTGCAGTTTGGTTTCGACAGTCTCGCGAAAGCGGGCCAGTTCGCTGACGAACTCGTCCATCGCCCCCTTCAGTGCGGCGGGCGCCTCGCCGCCGCCCGCGGACCTTGTGTCCGCGGCGCTTGCTTCGGTCATTGCCGTTCTCCTTGTCGGTATCGGCGTCGCCAGTCGCTTGCCTGGCCGGGACGTTGCGCCCCTTGCCGGCACGGGTCCGCCAACCCCGCGCCGTAATCCTGCGGACCTCACGGGCCCGCAGCCGGGCCGCCGGGGCATCCCCCGTGGCCGCATCCCCCCTTCGGGCGTCAGCTCGCGCGCAGCACCGCCGCCGCCGCGCGCAGCACCGCCGCCGCGGCGTCCATCCCGCCCGCGGCATCCTCGCCCTCGCGGTCGTCCGATTTCCGCCCCACCTTCGCCTCGGCCAGCATGGGGAACGTCACCAGCGACACCTCCCACAGCTCGATCTCGGTCAGCACCCGGCCCTTGGCCCCGCGCTCGGCGCCAAGGGTGCGATAGCCGATCGACAGCCCCTCGATGGCGCCCGCGGCGACCAGCGCGGCCGCCTCGCGGGCCTGCGCCACCTCGGGCAGCAGCCGCCCCCGGACCCACAGGCCCCGCGCATCCTCGCGGATCTCGTCCCAGACCCCGATGGGGCGGGTCGGGTCGTGCTGCCACAGCATCCGCACCTTGTCGCCGCGGGCGGCCAGCCGGGCCAGGCTGGCGGCATAGGCCCCGGGCGCCACCCTGTCGCCGCCCTGGTCGGTCACGCCGAACAGGCTGGCATAGCCCTCAAGCACCGACCCCTCGGTCAGCACCGGGGCGCCGCCCGCGAACTTCAGCTCCAGCCCCAGATCGTCACTGCGCATCCTCAGCCCCCCTTTGGCGCGAATTGCAAAATCGACTGCACCGCCTGCGTCAGGATCACGGCGACCACGCCGTAGACCGTCATCCACAGGCGCTTCTCCAGCCCCTCGATCAGCGACTCGATCCGCTCCAGCCGCCGGTCCACCTGCCCGAACTGCAGCGCCATGATGCGCTCCTGCGCCTCCAGCCGCTGCTCGTGCCAGACAAAGGGGCGGTCGATGAACTTCGACCCCTCCATCGCGTCACCCCTCCGCCATGGGCGGCAGGCCCAGCGCCACGCGCTTTTCCGCGTCGCTCAGGAACCCTGCCGCGCCGACCCGCGCCCAGTGCTGGTCGCGCTCCTCGGCCAGGGCCGGGATCGCATCCAGGTCGGGGCGCAGGTCGACCTCGGCGCCCAGATGCTCGCTCAGCCACCAGGCGACGGACGCCGCGACCCGCGTCACCAGCGGCAGCACCGTCAGGCGATAGAACGCCCGGTGCGCCTCGGCGTAATTGGCATAGGTCGCGTCCCCGGTGATCCCGATCAGCATGGGCGGCACCCCGAAGGCCATGGCGATCTCGCGCGCGGCGGCCAGCTTGGTCTCGTGGAACTCCATGTCGCTGGGCGAGAACCCCATCGGCTTCCAGTCCAGGCCCCCTTCCAGCAGCATCGGGCGGCCGGCGTTGCGCGCGCCCTGGTGATGCGTCTCCATCTCGCCGACCAGCCGGTCGTACTGGTCCGCCGACAGCGTCCCCTGCCCGTCCGCGCCGCGATAGATGATTGCCCCCGATGGCCGCGCCGCGTTGTCCAGCAGCGCCCTGGACCAGGCGCTGGCGCTGTTGTGGACATCGACCGCCACCGCCGCCGCCTGCATCGGCGACAGCCCGTAGTGATCGTCCATCGGATGGAACGCCTTGACGTGGCAAACCGGATCGGGACTGCCCGTCATGTCGAAGCGGTGCTTGCGCGCCCCCACGGCATAGTCATAGGCGACCGGCCAGCCGTCCGGTCCCGGCACCACCGTCACCCGGTCGGACCGCAGGACGTGCACCTCGTCGGGCAGGCCGTGCTCGCCGCCGACCGCCTCCAGATAGCCGTTGCCGGTCAGCAGCATCTGCCCGAACAGCGCCTCGAACAGCTCGGCCCGCCCCTGGCCGGGGTTGGGCCGCCGCATCAGGTCCAACACCGGATGGACCTCATAGCGCCGCTCGGCGTCCTGGCAGACCAGCGGGACCGCCGCCGCCGCCTCGGCGACCAGCTTGACGGCCCGGAACCCGACCGGGTTGCCCACGAACCCGCCCCGGGTCAGGCTGGCCGCGTCGCGCGGCCCGCCCGCCGTGCGGCCCACCCCCGACAGCGCCACGCCCTGTGCCGCCGCAACCACCTTGCCGGCGGCGCTGGCCTTGACCTCGACAAAGGCGGCGACCGGGGCGGTCTTCGCCTCGACGACCGCCGCGCCGCCGGGGATCTCCTCCCCGCGCCGCCCTGCCTCCTGCCGCGGCGCCTGCCGCCCGAACCACCGCATCGCCATGCGAGCCTCCCTGTCCACGAAAAAGGGCCGCCCCTGGGGACGGCCCGCGCGTTCTCTGCCTCGACCGGGCCCGCCTCGGGCCGTGCAAGGGTTGTTGCATCCGGGGGTCTCCCTGCCCGACAAGGACGCGGAACCCGATCCGCCCCGGCACTGCGGCCCACGCCGATCAGGTCGCGCCCCTGGCCGCCGGCCCCGCCCGCGCCGCCACCGCGGGCCTGTCCTGCCGCTACAGCCCCCGGACCTGCGGGCGCCTGTAATGGCCCGCAGGCTCGATCATCAGTTCGTGGATGGCCCACACCAGCGCATCCACCCGGTCGGGCGACCCCCGACCCTGAAAGCCCTGCACCGTCATTCGGCACATCTGGTCCTCCAGCGCGCCAAGCCCGCGCAGGTGCCGGACCCGGCCCTGTTCGTACAGCGCCGCCACCGGCTCGGCCCGCAGGCCCTTGCCGCGACCCGCGCGCAGGGCGCGGAACGGGACCAGGGGGTCCACCTGCCGGATCACGCTTTCCACCAGGTCGCCGCCCTGGTTGACCTCGGCCACCAGCCGCTCGGCGCCGTGGCGCTGCATCGCCGCGATCGCGGCGCGCGCCCAGTCGGTCGGCCCGCCGCGCACGGTGGCGTCCTGCAGCACATAGGCCCGCCAGTCCTGCGGCGGCCCTTCGGCCACCACGCCCGCGACGACGATGCCGCATTCGTCCGACGCAGCCCCGCCCGTCACCGCGGGATCGACCGCGACCACGATCCGGTCCAGCCGGGGCGTGTCCTCGACCCGGCAGCCCTCCAGCATCCCGGTGGTCCACAGCGCGCCCTCGACATCCTCCAGCAGCACGCCCTCCAACTCCTGCCGGCCCAGACGGGTGCCGGCATAGCGCGCCTCGACCTCGGTCAGAAAGCTCTCGGCCAGATAGGCCCGGTTGGCGTCGGTCGGCGCATGCGTCACCACGGTCGAGGCATTGCGCAGGATCGCCTTCAGCACGCCGACATTGCGCGGCGTCGTCGTGATGACCTGCTGGGGATGGCTGCCCAGCCGCAGCGCGAACTGCAGCATGTCCCAGGTCTCCTCGGCGCGTTTCCACTTCGCCAGCTCGTCCGCCCAGGCCGCGTCGAACTGCGGCCCGCGCAGCGCCTCAGGCTCATGCGCCGAAAACACGGTCGCGGTCGCGCCGTTGGGCCAGACCAGGCGCCGCCGCCCGGCCTCCCACACGGGGCGCCGGTCGGGGGGAGAGCAGGCGAGGATGCCGCTGTCCCCCATGACCATCACGTCCCGGCCCTGGTCGAAGGTCTCGGCCACCAGCGCCACCCGCCGCGCGCGGCCGGCCTCCAGCGGGGTCGATCCCTCGACCTGCGCGCGGACCCACTCGGCCCCGGCGCGGGTCTTGCCCGCCCCGCGCCCGCCCATGATGACCCAGGACTTCCAGTCGCCCTCGGGGGGCAACTGGTGCGGCAGGGCCCAGAACTCGAAGAGCCAGGGCAGCGAGGCGAGCGCGTTCGCGCCCAGGCCCCCCAGGAACCCGTCAACCTCCGCCGGCTCGGCGCAGGCAAGCCAGGCGGCGCCCGATCTCGTCTCGTGCCGCGGCAA